GACAAGTAACAACTCAACAACAATTAGACAGAAACAAATTAAGGAACGCAACATTTTAAAAATAAATAATTATGGAAAAAAGACAATGTATCGAAATGAAGATTAACAACGATGAGGATGGAGTGTTTGCTATGTCAATAGTTGAATCTCCTGCAATCGAAAAAAACTTTGTTTACTTATCTAAAGAAATTATAAGTTTAAAATTAGTAGATGAGGAGCAGGGGATTATTGTAGGTATAGCTTTAACACCTAATAAAAAAATACCAAGACGTACAAAGAATGGTACTATGTATGATATATTTTTTACAAATCAAACGGTGGCTACAGCTGCTGAAATGTTCATGAAAAACTTAAAAGGTAATAGCTTTACAATTAATCACAATGAAGAAACGAGTGATGTGTCAGTAATGGAATCTTGGATTGTCGAAGACCCCAATAATGATAAATCAAACATTTATAATCTTGAAGCATCAGAAGGAGATTGGTGTTTAAAGGCTAGAGTTTCAGATCCTAAACTTAAAGAAAAGATTAAGGCTGGTAAAATAAACGGTTATAGTTTAGAGGGCAAATTCTTTTCTGAAACTGAAGTAATAGAACCAACAAAAGATACTGAAGAACTACAAGCAATTAAAGAACTTTTAAATAATTTCTAATATGGCTGAAATACTTTATAATATTAGAAGTACTGATGTTACTACATTGGACGTTACAGATTCACTTTATTTAGATGATGAAAATAGCGATGTTACGAAAAAGATTAGTTACGCTAATTTTTTAAGTTTAATAGGCTTAGGTATTACTAATGGTAACTTTATTTTTGTTAATTCTATTTCTGATTTACCTACTCCCGTTTCAACTGTTTATACACTACTTGCAAACGTAACTTACTATTTTACTGATACTATAGATTTGGTAGGTGGTAGAATTGTTTGCGGTGCAAATACGGTTATACTAGGTGCAAGTTCTGAAAACTGTTTATTAACGTCAACTGGTTTAAATAGTTCTACAGCCTTAATTACTTCTGTTTATTCGTTACCTATTCGTAATATAACTTTCACACACGGTACTGTTTTCGATTTAGATGGGGACGCAACAACTACGGCATTAGATTGGCACGGTGTTAACTTCTTAGACTGTGCAACGGTTGGAACTATAAAGGATTACACAAATGTAATTATAGAGAGTTCAGCTTTTTTAAATTCCGCTAATCTTACTTTAGATGGAACTATTGGAACGGTAGGATTCAACGGAACTCTTTTTGATGGTAGAACTTCAAGCACAACAATTATAGTTGCATCTACGGCAAACATTACTAGACGTTTCAGAATTATCTACTCATCATTCGTTTGTTTAAGTGGTGAAACGGGTATTAATGTAAGTAGCTCGGCAACTATTTCAGATGAAAGATATATTTTAGATACTGTTAACTTTTCAGGTGGCGGCACTTATTTAACAGGAGTAACCGAAACAAGTAATAAGGCACTATTTTCTGGATGTGTAGGCATAACAAACACAGCCGTAAATGGTCAATTATATATGCAAAATAACGCCACTGCTACGGTTGTAAGTGCTACAAATACATTTTATAAAGTTTTAGGAACAACAACGGATAGTTCTGATAATAGCAAGTATACAATGACTAACAACCGATTAACAAATAACGCTAATATTAGCAGAAAATATTTAATACATTGTAGTTTGTCTTTCAATTCAGGAAGTAATAATATTTGTGAGTTTGGTTTTTACGATAGTAAATTGGCTGCAGTTAGAACACCTTCGAGAACAAATGCAACTGCAAACGGTAGTGGAAGAGCAGAAAGCGTTTCTTTTAGTTGTGTGGTGTCGCACATACAAGGAGATTACTTAGAAATACATTGTGCAAATACTTCAGCAACAACAAATATTACAGTAACAGATTTAAATTTTATCATAACTGAAATAAAGTAAAAGACTACAAAATAAGTATAAATAGTTATATTAATAAATAAAACAAAATGAATAAAAAACTTTTACAGTCTATCAATAACATTAAGTTGTTTTTGAAAATGGACGTTAAACTAGAACAAACAAAGCTAGTTGATGGAGTTACTATAATTGAAGCTGATATGTTTGAAGCTGATAGTGCGGTATCGATCGTTAATGGTGAAGAATTGATCCCTTTGACAGTTGGAGAGTATGAACTAGAGGATGGGCGTATTTTAGTAGTGGTTGAAGAAGGAGTAATCTCTGAGATTAAAGAATCTATAGTTGAAGAAGAAGTAGTTGAAGAAGTTGAATCGGTTGTTGAAGCTGAAATTGAAACACCTAAACAACAAACTACAGCGAAGAAAGTTGTTAAAACTATCACAGAAGAACAACATTTTGCAGAAGTTACAGAACTTAAAAAAACTATCACAGAACTTGAAAGTAAATTAACTGAATTATCAGTTGTTGAAGAAGTAGTTGAGGTAGTTGAAGAAGTGGTTGAACTTAAAGAAGTTGTAAAGCCTATCGTTTTTAATCCTGAAAATAAGAAAAAAAGTGATACACCTGAAACACCTCTTGAAAAATTCAGAGCGGTTAAGGCTAACATGAAAAACTTTGCAAATTGAGTTTTGTTAATCCATTTGAAACGGGCGTAAATTACGAAATGTTTTTAAAAGCATTAGGTAAGGCAACCATTAAAACATACTGTAAAGGAAAACTAACAGTTGAACAAATAGAATGGTTAATTGAAGATTTAGAATATTATAAAAAAAGTATAAACAAAAACAAAAAATAAATTATGGCAATTTCGTACACGAAGACAGACATTAGAGGTAAGGCAGTAGAGCCAATCTTAGAGGAGGTATTATTCGCAAATAAAACAATCTCAGAAGGATATGTTACTTTTAACACAGACATTAAAGCAGGAACAATCTTTACGGAAGCAGGGGTAGACGTAACAGCACAACTTTACACAGGGGCAGCGTTATCATCTTCAGGTTCTATGACTATCACAGACAGAGAGATTACACCTACTAAATTAGAGTATAAACAAACTTTCTTACAGGAAGCATTAAGATCGGGTCGTTTTGGTCGTTCAATGAATCCTGGAGCATGGAACATCGAAAGTAATGAATTTGCATCTACAGTATTAGCGCAATACGGGCCAAACGTATCACAAGATGCTGAAAGTATCTTTTGGGGTGGAATTACTGCAGCGACAAAAGCGTCTATCGCAGCGTTAACTCCTGGAGCTGGGCAGTTAGCTATTACAGCGGCTACTCAAACAGCGGTTGCGGCATTAACAGCAGGTTTAGTTGATGGAGTTTTTGCGAAAGCATTATACGATCAATCAGCAGTTGGCCAATATATCAAGGTTACAGGAACAACAGTTACTTCATCTAATATAGCGGCTGAAATGGCGAAAATTTACGCTGTAATCCCTGCTGAAAACATAGACGATATGGTTAATCCTACAGTTGTTTATTGCCCTAGAGCATGGAGAGCATTGGCTAGAATTGCAAACAATGCAGTTGGAGCAGCACAACAAATTAACTTTGAATTTGAGTCAGGTAAAGCAGACGCAAAATGTTTCTACAATGGTATTGAAATGATCTTTATTCCTGCACCAAATAACTTAATGGCATACGCTCAACGTAAAGCTGCAGTTTCTTGGAATACTGATTTGTTAGATGATGTAAACAGATTTGAAGTTGGTCTATTGGTTAATGATGGAGATACTCAATTTGTAAGATCTATCTACACATTGAATGCAAATGTTGGGCAAGCAACTAAAGGAGTTCTTTACGGAGGATAGGCCTTAAAGCTAAAACAAAAAACAATAAAAGGGTGGGATTAACCTACCCTTTTTTTTATAAACAATTAAAAAATTAGGAAATATGGCATGTGACGCATCACACGGTAGGGTAGAAGGTTGTAAAGATTCAAATGGAGGATTAGACGCTATCTACTTTATTAACAACGTTTTAAAATCAACTGATTTAACTTACGGAACTTCTGAAAATTCAGATACATTGACAGCAGTAACGAACGCTGTAACACTTTACAAATACGAATTAAAAGGAGATAATGCTTTTGACGAAGATATTGTATCTAGTAGAGAAAATGGAACTACAATGGTTAATCAAAAGTTAACTATGAAGTTGAAAAAACAAGATATCCAAACAACTAAACAAGTAAAATTGTTGTGCATGGGACGTCCTCACGTAGTTGTAAGAACTCGTAACAACGTTTACAAAATAATGGGGCTTGAATATGGAACTGAAATTAACGCTAACTTAAAAGGCGGAACAAAATTAGGCGACTATAATGGTTATGAATTGAACTTAATAGGTGAAGAAAAAATACCAGCTAACATTTTAAACGCATCTACCGAAGCATCTATGCTTGCTTTATTCACTTCAGCAACATTGGTAACGTCTTGATTGATTGTTTACTATCTACGAAAAGCTGTATCATTTATTTGGTACGGCTTTTTTATTTAAAACAAAATGTAAAAATCTAGTTATATTAATGTATGGTTATTTTAAAGACATTAACGACATCACAAGATATTAATTTTACTCCACGAAGTGAAACGTATAATACTTTGGTTGTTACCAATGAAAGTACAAATGTTAGTACTACAATTACCATTGCTAGTTCAACGGTCAATTCTTATTACCATACAATTAGTGCGTTATTTGCTTTAAGTGAGGGATTATTTTATACTTTTCAAGTTAAACAAAATAGTACGGTTGTTTATAATGGAAAAATTTATTGCACGGATGCTACAGATTTACCTAATTACGCTTTGCACAATGGGGAATATATTTCTAATACTTCGATAAACGAATATAAAACACTATGACAATTAAAAAAAATACTTCAGCTGTTCATGTTGTTAACTTGGCTCAATACGAAAAGCCTACGATATCAGAAAAACGGGCGGATGAATATGTGCAATACGGAAATAATAATAATTACTACGATTTTTTAATTGAAGCCTATAAAAACAGCACAACAAATAACGCGGTTATTAATGGTATTATTCGTTTGATATACGGAAAAGGCTTAACGGCCTTAGACGCTGCTAAAAAACCAAATGAGTACGCTCAATTTATGACAATCTTTGCACCTGATGAAGTACGCAAAATTTGTTCAGATTTAAAAATGTTAGGACAATGTGCAGTTCAGGTTCTTTATGAGAATAAAAGAGTTGTTAAAGTTGTTCATACACCTATACAATTATTGTGTCCTGAAAAGTGCGACAAAGAAGGGGAGATAAATAATTATTGGTATTCAGATAATTGGTCAAATATTAGAGAATATAAACCTGTTTCAATTCCTGTATTTGGTAGTGGAGCTGATCGTGAGATAATGGTTATTAAGCCATATTCTGTTGGGATGAAATACTTTGCAAATGTTGACTATCAAGGTGGGTTACCTTATGCAACATTAGAAGAAGAAATAGCGGATTACTTAATAAATGAAACTCAAAATAGTTTTAGTGGTACTAAGGTAGTAAATGTCAATAGTGGTAAATATACAGAGATTCAACAAAAAGAAATATCTGAAAAAATTACAGCTAAATTAACAGGTGCAAAAGGTAAGAAAGTTATCGTTTCTTTTAATGATAATGTTGAGGCGAGTACAACGGTTGAAGATATTAGTTTAAATGACGCTCCTAAACATTACGAATATTTAGCAACCGAATCAAGGGATAAATTATTATTATCTCATAACGTCACAAGTCCTTTATTGTTTGGAATTATTACAGGTACAGGATTTAGTTCTAATAGTGACGAGTTAAAGAGTTCTTTATCTATATTTGATAATACAGTAATTAGAACATTTCAAGAATTATTAATTGATTCATTTGATAGGATCTTAGCAGTTAATGAAATTGCTTTAAAGTTAACATTTAAACCGTTACAAGTATTTGAAGCTGGAGGAGTCATAGGAAGTAATCAAGATGATAGTAAAAAAATTATTGAGGGTATTAATTCCCTTTCTCCATTGGTTGCAAATAAGGTTCTTGAATCAATGACAGCGAACGAAATTCGTGCATTGGTTGGACTACATCCAGAAGTAGGGGGAGGAGATTTAAACGAGCAAACTGTTTTATCTAGTTCAAAAACTCCATTGCAAACCATTTTAGATGATTGTGAGGATGCTAATCAAGAGGGTTGGATAGTATTAGATGAAAGAGATGTAGAGCTAGAAGATGAGGACGTTTTAAACGATCATATTAACTCCTTAAATGAAGAGATAGAAACTAAGTTAACCAAACTATCAATAGTAGATAAGTTTATTAATCTAGTGTCAACGGGTACGGCTAGACCTACGGCTATTTCATCACAAGACAAATTAGTAAAAGAGAAATACTTTAAAGTAAGATATAGATATACTGGCAATCCATCTCCTGACAGAGATTTTTGTAATTCTATGCTAAGTGCTAATAAGTTGTATAGAAAAGAAGATATCGATAGAATGAGTAACACAGTTGTTAATGCTGGTTTTGGAGAGTTCGGGGCTGATACATACGACATATTTAAATTTAAAGGAGGTGCTAGATGTCATCATAAATTTGAAAGGGTTACTATGATGTTAGATTTAAATAGTGATAGTGAAAAATTTGAGCAAATAGGAACTAGAGCAGCAGAGATTAAAGGCTTTAAAATTACTAATCCTTATCAGGTTTCTGTATATCCTGACAACTTACCGTTGAAAGGATTCTCGCCAAGAAATAAAAACTTACCAAACGATATTAAATAATGGCCGTAGGATTAATTATAAACGCTCAAGATGTAACTAAACACACAGCATTAGCTGGAAATGTTGATAGGGACAAGATAATGCAGTTCATTGAGATTGCACAAGATATTCATATTCAGAATTACACGGGTACAAAGCTACTTAACAAAATAAAAGCTGATATAGTAGCAGGAACTTTAACAGGTGTTTACTTAACGTTGGTAACTGACTATTTAAAACCTATGTTGATTCATTGGACTATGAGTGAATTTTTACCGTTTCATGCGTATATCGTTTCAAACGGTGGAGTAGTTAAACATGTGAGTGAAAATAGTGAAACTGCTAGCAAAAATGAAGTTGATTTTCTAGTTGAAAAGTCAAGAAGTTTAGCGGGTTTTTATTCAGATTTGTTTGTTGATTACATGACTTTTAACAACACTTTATTTCCTGAATACAAATTAAATATTTACAACGACATAACGCCAAAAACAGACACTAATTTAGGAGGGTGGTACTTATGAAAGAATATAAACCAAAACAGGAGAATATCATAAAATTAGAGATATATTTACAATCAATAAAAGAGAAATAAAATGGCAGATGTAATATTAAGTAGTTTTAGTGAAAAGGGTGCTGTATTAGCTTCTTTGGATTTAGTCCCTGTATTAGAATGGAATGGTACAACGTACGACAATAAAACAATCTTAGGTTCAAGAATTGCAGATACTACAGCATTAGCTTTGAAATCAGATAAACTAATCTTTGAAAACGCTCAAACAGGAACGGCTTATACACTTGTTAGAACAGATGCTGATAAATTGGTAACAACATCAAATGCTGCAGCGAATACAATGACTATTCCACCAAATTCAAGCGTTGATTTTAGTGTTGGGACTCAAATAGTAGGCATGCAATTAGGGGCAGGCCAAACAAGCTTTGTAGCTGGTTCGGGTGTCACCATATATTCAAGTGGTGGAAAATTAAAGGTTACTGGACAATATAGTGGATACACGCTTATTAAAAAAGCAACAGATACTTGGTTATTAATGGGGGATATAGCATTATGATACGAGCTTCTCATGGTATTATTCAGCAAAAAGGCGTTGTTACGCCAACTTATCCATCATCTTTAAAACTATTTATTGATGCTGGAAATCTTGATAGTTACCCAGGTAGCGGATCTACTGTAACCGATTTAATTGGTACTCAAAACGGGACATTAATTAACGCTGTAGGGTATAACTCCGCTAATGGTGGTTATTTTACATTTAACGGAGTCGATCAGTTTATTGATTTTACTACAAATTCAGCGATTCAACCAACACTTTCAAGAACTGTGAGCTTTTGGACGTATATTAATACTGGCTTAGGTATGTTGTACAGCAATGGCAATTTAAACAGCAATATAAATTGCGTATCTATATGGCAAGATTCAACAAATTCATATACAGTTCTAGGGAACGCTTCATCTAATCAAACAATCGCAAGTACCAAATTAACAAACGCAACATGGACTTATGTAACTTTAAGATTTAACGGTACTACAGTTGAACTATATTTTAATGATGTTCTTATTTATTCAATAGCTCAAACAATTACTCCAACTATATCAAATACTGTTCCGACCTATCTGGGTACATATAACGGTAGTGGTTATTTTTTAAATGGACGTATGAGTATTTTAAAGATTTATGACGAGTACCGAACGACAGGTCAAAATACAACAGATTTTAACGAATTTAAGGCACGATATGGATATTAACATTTATAAAATAACAGTTGATCAACGAGATTTTTTAATTTCTTGTAATTGTGATAAAATAACTTTTAATCCTATACAAGATATTAATAATAATTATTTTTTAAGTTCTGAAACTGTAGAAGGAATAAGATTAGAAGAAAATTTGCCTACTGAATTAGGTTTTATATTAACTCTTACTAGTAGTATTTATGAGCCTAAAACAAATAGTTTTAGGAATTGATAGCTTTAATTACGATATGGGGACAAGTTGTTAAGCATCCTTTTGATTTAGGTTGTATTTTAATTGTGTTACTTATATCTTTTTTTTTATCTTTACAAACAAAATTTAAACTTTTTAATTATGGCAAAAAAAACAACTATTCAGAAACCAAAACAAGTAAGAACGGTAAACCCAACAACGAAGCCACCAACAAAACCGATAAAATAATTGGGTGGTCACTTGTATTATTGTTTTGCTTTAATTACAAAATTTGTAAATATTTTTATCCGTCAGATATTAATTTGAATTGGGCGTTACGGATGAAATTTTATTCACTAATCTTTTTATTATCAACCTACTTAATCAGAAATTATCACATATCAATTAAATTATTTTTCGCGTTGGCGTGTGCTGATTTTGTGGATAGGGTTTTATTTAATGATGCATCTTTTCATTATTCTGATTTATTTATTATTTTTATAGTTTTAAATAATGATTTAAATAAATATTACAGACTATTACACATTAAAGCAAAAAGATATAATGAAAAATGATTTAGAACAAATGATGATGATAGCTGGTATTGTAGGTTCATGGTTACGAGGTTTAGTTGAGAATTTAACTAAGAAAGAAACTTTAATAAATGCAATTTCAGGGGTTTTTTTAGCTATGCTTTTTATTGGTACAGTTGAACTTTTAAAACTAAGAATAGAAAATACATATTTTTGTATAGCAATTTCTTTTTTTATCGGTTGGATTAACTTAAATTTCACAAGGAAATTAAGATGCGTAATAGAAGATGTATACGACATTTTAAAACAATGGACTAAAAATTTACTTAAAATAAAATAGTATGAAATTAATTGATAAAATAAGAAAAGAAACTCCGTTAAAAGATAAAATAGATGGTATTTTTTGCACTAAAATAGGAATCATTTGTGCAACTGTTTTAGCTACTGGATTAGTTGTTAATCCAATTGGTATAATTGCACTGTCGATTGGTGCGGTTGTATTCAGTGGCAAGGCCGTTTATCACGCAAAAAAGACGGTATGAGTTCGTTAATTGCCCTGTTTAGTATTGTAATCGTAGGATTAATTATTATAATACTAAAAAAGATCGACGATGATATTAATAATAGACAAAATTTTAATTAGAATGATAACAACAGATCAATGTATTAAAAGATACGGAACACCAAACGAGGGAGGAGTTGGATATTTAGAAACAATTGTATTGCCTTATCCAATGGTTTATGATGGGAAACCAGTTAAGAAAATGCGATGTCACAAACTAGTAAAAGATAATTTCTTAGCTGTGTTTAATGAGTTACTAAGTGTTTATACTTATCCTGAAATTGTAAGACTTGGAATTGATAAGTTTGGAGGGTGTTTTAATTATCGTAAAATGCGAGGAGGTTTTGAGTTTAGCCGTCATTCGTGGGGTATTGCTATTGATTTAGATCCACAAAGAAATCAATTAAAAGAAACTAATAAAACCGCTAGATTTGCACGCCCTGAGTATTCTAAAATGATTGATATTTTTTATAAACATGGTTTTGTTTCATTAGGCCGTGAAAAGAATTTTGATTGGATGCACTTCGAGATAAAATAATTTGTATATTTGTTCATATTTCTGAAAAGAATTTCATGTTTACTTAGGTTAAATTAACCCTCAATACTTCATTGTGTTGGGGGTTTCTTATTTATAATTAATATAAATAACAACTTAATTTAAAAATAATTACAATTAACACTTGTTAATTAGAAAAAGTTATGTATCTTTGTTGTGTAGCAATTAAGCAACGAAAATTAAAACATGAAATTATGAAAAACGTAAACGAAAAAATCAACAGTAAAAAATTATTTTTAAACCACTTAAACAAGTCAGATAGATATTTAGCTTGTGTGAAATGTGGATATGGTGTATCTCATTTATTTATTTCAGAATTAAAAAAATAAACATGAAATAAGTTTAAAAATATCTTATTTACCTAAAAAACGTATAAATAGATAGATTTAAAACTGCTTAAAAAAAATAAACATGAAAACAGTAATAATAAATTTCGATTCAATAGAATTATTATGCAGAGTTAAATTAAATCAATCAGATAGTATTGATCAAGGTTTTGAAATAGATTTAGTTCAATTAATGTGGAATCAAACTAATATAAAAGATATACTA